CTTAAATGTCAAGTATTATGATGCTGCAATAGTTGCAGGACCAAAGAAGTCTGACTGTGCTGATAAAGTAACAGTTGCAGTAGTTGCATCTGTCAAAGCAGGATTAACCAAGATAGCTTCGATTTTACCTTTAAAGTAAAATTCTGTGTTAGCTTTAGCAAGTGTTGAACCTGCGCCCTCATCTTGTGTACATGCTGATTCTGTCATCATGAAACGGAATACTACTTCAGTACCGATTAGGTTATGAATTTCTTCCATATCTGATGCAATATAGTTAACAGTAACTTCTAGTGTAGGTGCGTCTGATTGACCTTGCACCTGAGAAGAAGTTGCCTGACCATAAACAGGTACGTTTACGATGTTTGCGGGTGTACCGATCGAAGGGAACTCTCGTACAGAAGGCATACGAACATGTGTTGCGTCTGCCGTTCCTGGAGTTGTACCTACGAACAGCGCTGCACATTCCGCTGCAGTGTCTGTACCTGCAGGAATAGTGCCTGTGAAGATGTCAAGGTATGTAAAAATACCTGCACCTAGCGATGAAATATGCGCCATTTGTTATTCTCCGTATAATTTAAATGGTATGATGTATCGTGCGCTATATAGCGACTTATTAGACGGGTCTAGCCCTTCCACATTCAAATAAGATGTTTCAAGCTTTGTTCCATTAGTTAAATGTTTACTTTGAAGAGTAGCATCTAAAATATCTGAAATAGCCATAAGCCTTGCTTGGCCTTCACCTGCTTTTACAAATATTTTTATTACTATTATACCTTCTAGTTGTTTATTACCGCCATGAGAGTAATACTCACTACTACTAGGTAATATGTTTAGTCTACAAAACTCATTTTCTGTATCAATTGTACCTTGATAGTTATCAGGGTAAATATTTATATTATTATCTGTCCAGTTTGAACTAGCAAAGATTGCTTCAATATCATCAAGAAGATTGTCATACATTTTAAGTCTCCTTGATTAAGATAGCTTCAATCACAAATCCATTATCACTATAATCAATTATGTTATAGGATTTAGAATTTACTGTAAGAGTATCATAAACAGAAATATTAATTCCTGACTTCATAATTGCTGTTACAGTAAAACCCTCCCCTGAAGGTTTTTGCGTTGATTGAATTATCACATCAACAGATAAAGTTTCTGTAGTGCTGACTGTGCTTTTTGTTGCAAAATCATAACCAGAAACTGTTTTACTAGAAAGAGTGCCTTGTTTAACTAAATCACCTGCAGCAGTAAAAGACTTATTAACAGCGGCAGTTACTTTAGCAGAAAGTGACATTAATTAGCCCTCCACCAACTTGAACCCATACCGAAAGACCCTCTTCGAATAAGTGGGCGTAAAGGTTTAATAACAAAAGATGGGGTAATAGAAATACGAGTAACGTCATTATTAGAGTCTGTAAGACTAATATTACCAATACTAATGCTCTCATACGTTTGAGTAGTCTGAGCTAGTAAATCTTCATTATTTAATAGGTGAAGTGCCTGTTCATAAACTGCTATTTTAACTAAGTTTGGTATTTCACTTTCAGAGAAAGTAATTTCTTGGCCAAGTCTATTATCATAATATAATGCATTTTTACGAGGCCAAGCCAAAGCTTGTGAAGGACTAACAGCCGATCCAATCCAAGAATTGTTATCGATAATTTGTGTAGCTGTAACTAAAGCGTCTTCTTTAAGTTCTTCTGCTGCATTGTCCCAACTAGCAGAATCAATGCGAGTAGTAAAATAAGTATCAGCGCTAGCTACTTCTACATAACTATTAGTATTAAGAACTAAAGCCATTAGTCCCTCCTATTTTAATTATGCGTGGAAAATAGGCAAGATGCCTAGATTTAGAGCATCCATTTTACGAGTCCATGACGCTGCTGCACCAAGAGTTGTATTGGTTGCAAATGCATTAGTTGCACCTGACCAGTCATAACCCTGTGGATGCATTACGAAACCGTAACGATACCATACATTTGTAGAACCACCACCTGTATAAGACGCTGCATCACGATCTACTTCTACTGGTGTAGGAGCAGCAATTGGAGCAAACGCTACAGATTGAGGTTTAATTACGAATGAGCACTTAGTTGATTGTGCATTTACATCACCTGTTGCTGTTGTAGCACGTTGACTTGCACGAGTCATTACTAGACGGAATTTTCCACCAAACAATGTGTTAAATTGTAGGTTGCCATCTGTAATAATTGTTTCATCAACAACGTTAGCAGCACGCATTTCAGCCATTGTTTCTGGTGAAGTTACTAGATACATGAAATCTGGTTCCATGTCTTTGTATGCCATACCAATAGCTTTAAATAGACGTTCACCACGAGCCGCACCAGTTGCTGTTGAATCAAATAGTTTACGAGCATCTGAAGAACCAGTTGCTGCTGTACCAAATTCACCTGCTGCGTTAATGTCAACAAAGAAACCTGTATTAGCTGCATCTGCATCTGTGTCAAAGCCAACGATACCGCCGTTACCTGAACCACCTGCGTCACCTAGCGTTGTTTCTGACGCTGCAACACCTTTTAGGATTTCCATAAGTGCGTTGCCTTCGTCATCACCACGTACTTGAGCAAAGTCACGAGCAATCTTTGAAAGACCGTCTTGACGTGAAATTACTTCTTGTAGGTTAACTTGCTGTGCGCCAAATGTACGCATTGACTTAACATAGTTAGAAATCTCTGTTGAGATGTCTGTGTATGTACCATCAGTTGCACTTGATAGAGAAGGCACGTTGATGGTTGGGTTCAATGGTTTGTACCAACGCATTTGACCAATAAATGATTCACCGTCAGTGCGGATATCTTCTGAACCACCAACAATATCTGTTGAGTTTAGCTTTTTAGCTGTTGTATATGCTTCATCAGCATACGCAGAAATAGCCAGTGCTACATTCTGAAAATCTGTGTTTGTAATAGCCATGATTGTAATTCCTTATGATAACTATTATATTTAATAATTGAATTGTCCTAGTTGGCCTTTAGCAGCCAGTGCTAGTACTTCCTCCTGAGTCATCTGAGAAATGCTTTTAGGAGCATCTACTTGAGATGGAGCAGAAGGGGTTGCCGTTCCAGCGCCACTATTGGCTTTAACACGGAACAAAAATGAATTATCTTCATTCTTTGAGTAAGAGTCAATAAATTCTTGAATAGAAGAACCAGACTTGTGAACCCATGCACCATTTTCGTTTTGAACAAGTTGCTCAACGATATCACGCTGTGCTAATTGACGACTACGCTCATTGCGGAACTCTAGTGTAGCTAGTTGTGTGTTCACAACATTATCACGGTTCAGCTTGGTATTTTCTTCTTCGAACACCTTTAGTTTAGCGTTAGCTTCAGCTAGCTTCATTTCAAGAGCTTCTTTAAGCTTTCCTTCGGCTTCTAGACGTTCAATCTCAGCAGCCTTTTGTGCTTGTTCGACTTCAGCAGCTTTCTTAAGTGCTTCATCACGCTCTCGAACCATGCGGTCCATGTTTTGCTTCATTTGTTGAAGACGGTCTTGCACCGCTGCCTCAATCGGATCTACCTCGTCCGTTTTAGCTTCTGGTGCCTCTGGTTGTTCAGTCTCTTCTTGGACTGTTTCTACTGTTTCTTCTTCAATTACTGTATTTTCTTCACTCATAATTTTTCCTTTCAAGCACAGCTTGAGTTAATATATTTGTGTCACAGACACGTTTAAATAAAGTCCTATAGGCTATTACAAATAACTATGGACCAATGCCATACCAGTCTTCTCCTTCACGGATAGGGGCTAGTATGTCTTTTCGGGTAATCTTATTAGGTGGGTCAATTAAGCCCTGTTCTTTAGCTTTACGTAAAAGCTCATTATAAGATTTTTGTGAAAGACCTTGTCTGCGCATTTCACGCAAAGTCTTTCTAATAGTATCACCTTCAAGAGCATCTGCATAGATGGTTCTTAAAGCATTTTTCGCACGTCTTGCCTCACCAATGTTGGTAAAGAAAGCATCGTGGATAGTAGCAGTTTCAACACCATTTTTACGACCCCACAAGTGGAATCGCCGTACGATAACGGCATCATTGCTGTGATTTCCATTA